CTTTATCTGTGAAGGGCTGTGGCTGTTCGTCACAGTATGTTCACCGCACATCCCAATGGGAGGACGGTGCCTAGTGGTTCATTCCACTTTGAAAGACACACTGTGTCATCAGCTCAGTTCCACGGGACTCCGTCAGCAGGACGTGTACAACATCATTCGTGATGTTGAACTCTGGACCGAGAAATCGGGGCCAGAGTGGACAGTCGGTCGACTGAAGTCGCTAAAGAACGAGTTCGTCACCCGTCTGGGTGGTGAACCTGTCCTCGCTCCTTGGGTTAGTCGATCCAGGGACGGGCTTCCTAAGGGCTCATGGGGTCGGTTGGTATCCCTCTCCAAATCTCGAAAAGGAATCCAAAAGCGACTGAGCGCGCTTATGGTCTACGCAGACCTGCGCGCACCACATGGCGGTAGGGCCACACCTGCTCAAGAACGTAAGTTCTTCAGCGCAGTGGAAAGTATCGATCCTCTCGAGGAGTCACAAGACATTCCACGACGATGGGTTCAGATATGGCACCGCGCACAGAACTCGCCTACTGGGCCTCGTGCCCAGTACGTGAGATTCCGCGAGGCGTCTAGGAGTAATCCTACCCTGCTACTGCCTGTGTCCGACTCTAGGCGTGCCCCGGTTATTCCGGGACCGGCCCCTCTTCTCCCCCCCTCACCTTGGCAGGTGGGGTTTGTGGACAAGAGGGTCTTGGGCCGTTCGCCTAGGACAGTCCGTGAATCTGACATTTCAGCCTGGTTTCCCTCCGCAGCTCGCAGCCCTGCTGCGAACAAGCTGCGGTCGGCTCATCCGGGGTTCGATCAGTTCGTCGCCACTCTGGATAATATCCGGACCGGCGGGAACCTCCTTTCGGAGAAGATCCGAGGTGACCTACGCTACAAGAGGTGGGCCACTTCGGGGTTCCCTGTCGAACGTGTCGATTTGACTGGTGACATCGTTGGTACGGTGTCTTTCCTGCAGGAACCGGGGTATAAGCTCCGGTCCGTCGCCAACCCAAATAGGTTGGTTCAGGGTTACCTGAGGCCGTTGCAGACTTATCTGTTTTCGGTCCTGTCGGAAATCGACTCGGATTGCACGTATGATCAGGAGAAGGGCATAGCACGCGTCCAGCAATGGATGCGTGACGGTGAAACAGTTGGCTCAGTCGACTTGTCGTCTGCTACCGACCGTTTCCCGCTCACCCTAATCCACGCTTCATGGTGTTCACAATGGAGCGGGGACTCGGAGACTAGCCGTCTCCTCCGCGCGGACTGGCAACTCTTCCTCGACGTGAGTCGTGGCGAGTGGTCACTCCCGAAAGCCTATGGCGATCGGACCGTGCGGTGGACCAACGGGCAGCCGCTCGGGCTCGGACCCAGTTTCGCGGCCTTCGCATATGCACATCATGCGATGGTCAGGAATTTGGGCGTCGCACCTGAGGATTATGTGATCCTCGGTGACGACATCGTGCTCAAGGGGAAACACAACACCGAGGCCTACATCGATCTCATGACTGGGATCGGATGTGAGATCTCTCACCATAAGACCGTGATCTCTTCTAGTGTAGCAGAGTTCGCCGGTCGGGTGATCACGCCTTCGGCCGTGTATACACAGCCGAAGTGGAGGGTTCCTAGTGATAGGTCCTTCCTTGACTGGATGCGGAACATGGGGCCTTCCGGCCTCTATGCTCTGCGTCCCCGTCAACGTGAGGTGGCAGCCCAGTTGATGGAGGTCCCCGAAGAACTCGGGGGCCTCGGACTTAATCCTAACGGGATCCCTTACGGGGTCCGTTACGAAAAAGCCGAAGCTCTAGCGCGGGAGACCGCACTAGAGCCCCGTCAGCTTGCTGGAATCCGTCAGGTTGCTGTACTCGTCGCCTTGCGGGAGCCTTTTGGGCTCGCAAGTGGGACGGGTGCGGTGATGGCGCCCGGCCAGGGCGCATTCACACGAGGGCGATCTGTGAAGGAAACGATTGTATTGTCTCAATCGCCTCCTGAGATCACCGACCCGGATTTGGAGGGTATCCCAGGATACGTCCTGGGTGTTCCTTCCGATCCCCGAGGTCGGACAACCCTTGAAGTGTGGACAGAGCGCATTAATGCTGCCGCCGCGGTTGACCCGCGGTGGAAGCCTGTGCGCCGAAGTCCCACCCGGCGTCCAACGACTCCTGACAGAGCCCCTACTAGCCAGCCCCATTGGCTGCGGCAAACGCCGCGGCCGGGGCGTGGACTGGGTAGGTGACAC